AGCTACGTGAGGGCGTGTTATAACGATCTTATCTATATCTTTAGTGATGTACAAATCTGCAGCACAAGTGGCTGTTACATAAGTTTTACCAGTACCAGCAGGACCTAGTATCAGGACTTGTTGGTTTCTTTTTATAGCGTCTATTAACTCTTTCTGTTTATCCGTCCTTGGAAGTATACCTGATGTAACTTTTACTGCTGCACCCTTATATGTTGTCTTTCGTCTAGAGCGTGTGGGCTTCTGTAGTGGCTCAAGATTGTTGTTCATTATGTTTCCTTAAGTATTCTAATGCTTTTTCTACACCTTTAATGTCATCGCCTAAATTGCCTATACCGTGATTACAAGACTGACATATCCATCCTCTAAATCTTAAAGTATCATGACAGTGATCTACCACTAAAGATTTATTAGAAGTATTACCACAGCATTCACAGAAGTTTGTCTTTAAATGTTCATAGCGCTTTCTTAGCTCTACTCTATATTTAGAGTCTTTTTTAAAACAGGCTTTACAGCGTGTATCTAGATTATTTTTATTTGTACTAGCCTTATGAAAAAAGCTAATGTGCTTTTCTTTACTACATATTTTACATACTTGGGTATCTCCACCTATCTCTTCTAAGGATTCTATATCTTGAAATAGTTCTCCTTGCACTACAAAGCGCCCTCAGCAAAAGTACCAAGAAATTTCTTTAGCTCTGCATAACCGCCAATGTAGCTACCATCAGAAGCAAAAATCTGTGGTACTGTTGTATGATTTGCCTGTCTTATGAGTGTTAGTACCCACTGAGAGCTACCTGATTCTACGTTATATTCTGTGTAGGCTATGTTAGACTCTCTTAGCATCATCTTAGCCATGTCACAGAAGCTACAGTTATCTCTTGTTATGATAGTATACATATTTATCCCTTAATATAAAATCTCAAATCCAATTACAGTTCCAGTTGTTACCTCACCGTATATCTTCTCAAACGCAGGTGCAATAAATAGTGACCCTGTTTCACTTAAAGTTAAGCCTAATCTTGCGTATGGTAATGCCCCTGCTTGGCCTTCATAGCCTGACACAACACCATACTCAAAGAAGCCTAACTCATTAGAGAGCTTAGCTCCTATATATGGGCTTATATTTCTTTCACTATTATAGTATGCACCAGCAATGAATTGACCTTCCTCAAACCTTATGTGTGGATGATACGAGTTATAATCACCTGTAGTATCCATATGTATTGTAAGAGCTAGTCCTAATAAAATATTCATTGCTGATGCCTTTGTTTATGTTAAGTCTACAATTTCACAAGCGTCTCCAGAGCAAGCTAGTGTCTGGCTACCTGATGTATTGTCTTCACTCTCATACTCAGAGAGCAATGACCAATCAATATTGGATGGCATAATACCTAACATCTTATGGTAGGCTGATTCATCACACTCTTGGTATGGTGCTTGTTGATACGTATGCTCATTAAACGGTAGGAATGATACACCAGACATTTCATCAAAGTGTTTGTACACGAATGCACCGACCTCGAACCATTCATCATTCTTTACGTTGATTGTAACGCTGGGCTTATGCTCACACCAGTGACGCTGATAGGCTAACCACATCTCTAGCTGTTCTATGGCAGACATATCAGCAGTAACTGTTGCACCCTCTGGAGCTTTCATAGGAAAGCTAAACACTGTAGTAGCATCTGGCTTCATTACGTCTGGCTCATTAGGTATACCTTGATCCATCATGAACTTTGTCAACGGGTCTTTGTTGTCTCCGCGTACAGTGCGAATATAATAGGCTGAGTGACGAGCGTGAATGCCACTGCTACTGTTAACCAGTTGGCTGACAGTACCGCTTGGTTTAACACAGCTGATAGCAGTACTGACAGGGATATCAAGGCGTTTAGCCCAAGTAGCGTTAGTATCGACAGCGATCTGTTTGAGATGTTCAAGAGTATTCTCCAATCCTTTGTTTGCAGTTGTCATTATAGGATTGTCCATAATACCAGTCATAGACACACCTAGTAGTCTTTCTTCTTCAGTATTCTTTTGCCATATCTTACGTAGGTATGGAAACTTAGTAAATGACGATTGTATAGTACCTAGTATTGTAGCTACTCTAACCTTACGTTCTAAGTCTTCTACTGTGTCTGTAGCACGTACTACACATTCCGTTAAGTTACAGAACTGGTTCTCGCGTAAAATTATCTCACTGCAAGGATTCGTCCCGAACTCATAGTTAGGATCTCGTCTACCATTCTTAGCCGCTTGCTTCTTAGATGCTTCACGATTAAAGATACCACGTTCACCACTCCCACTTTCCACTAGAGCCATCCACTCACGCATGAAAGATAGACTGTCAGGCTTCTCAGTGTATGACACAGAGTTGTTAGCTAATGCTCTTTGTGGATCGTTATCCCACCATGAACCTGACTTAGCATGTCTCATACGATCATCAGATAGATTACTAAGAGAAATCATAGCAGACCTACGTACACCACCTACTACGACAACCTCACCAATCTTACACATAATATCGTGACATTCTATAGAAGACAACTTACGACCTTTAGCTTCTGTAAACACTTTAGTAACAAAGTTAAATAGATCTATAAGAGGTGCTGGTCCTGATGCTCTACCACCAAAGGTCTTTAGCTTTGCACCTGCTGGTCTAACTCTAGATACATCCCACTTAGGTATCTCCCCACTATACAACAATGCTACGAGTTGTCTTAAAGACTTAGCCCAACCTTCTTTACTGTCTTTTACTATGATAGTAGTTTCACTGTTAAACATGTTCTCAGGTATCTCAGGTAGCTTTTGTATAGCTTGTCTTTCAACAGAGAAGCCTACACCTGTACCACACAACAAGATAAACATAGCTTCGTCAAATGCTTTTATATCGTCTACAGCCAAGTAAGAACAATTATAACCTGCTGTATTGTCACGAGCCATAGCTGGACCAGCAGTCATCAATGCTCTCATACTAGGGCAAACTTCTAAGTTTAATATAGCTTCTTCTATCTCTGCTATCTGCTTAGGGTAGTCTCCTAAAGATGGCTTAACTACGTTGTCCATATACCTAGTTACTGTCTCTCCCCAAGACTCTCTTCTACCTTCTGCTTCTAACCAATGAGCATAACGTGACTTGTGTATAAATGATTGGTAGTCTGTTGGTAAGTAGTTGTCGCTCATTTCTTGCCACCTCTTTCGTTCCTGTCTTCTTTAAACCAAATCATACGATCTATCTCACCCCTTGTAAGACCAATATCTTTTAACTCTCTATCGGTCAACCTATTCAAATGCTTTACTGCATCCCTATGTAGTTGCCACGTAATCATATAGTTAATAAACCTATACCACCATCTACCAAACGCTCTTAATATTCTCATCTATTGTCTCCTGACCCTTTTATCTTATCTCTATTCTTACGGCTTGTTAGCTTCTCTATGTTTATGTCAGCTATCTCGTCTAAGTTATAACCTATGTCGTTAGCTAAGTTAGATAAGTACCACAGTACGTCACCTAATTCCTTCGCTACCTCATGTCGATTAAACACACCATCTCTCACTTGCTTCTTAACCTTCTCGGCTACTTCACCTGTCTCACCACATAAACCTAAAGCTGGGTATAGAACCTTATGTGTTGCAGGGTAGATAGCAAAGCTAACTGCTTTCTGTTGGTATTCTCTAAATCCTATTGTCATACTACTCTTCCATAAAATTCTGTTGGTTTTAAATCTTCTTTGTATAAGTCAAATAAGTACCAACAACAGTTGTCCTTACCTACACTCTTACTTCCTTCTATCCACTTAACACGACCTATTGACACAACCTTAGAACAGTAAGTCATAAACAAAGCTGACTGCTTAGTGTGCATCCAATCAGCATCAAACAATAACCAAGTAGGACATATCTCTATCCAGTGGTCTATCAAATTGTGTAATATCTTTCTATCCCAAGGTGGGTTAGTTATCATGTAGTCCATTACTCCATAGCCACCAAAATCAAGATTAAGAGCATTAGAAGTAAATATGTCAGCATGTCTTGGCTCAATGTCACTAGCATATATACACTCTCCTGTACCTTGAGTTAAGTTAGTTATGTGCCTTATTAAGCGTCCGTCACCAGCACAAGGCTCTACATAATCAAATGCGTATGGCAAGTGTGCTAGTAACGGCTCTACAGCTTCTATGGGCGTTGGATAGTAATCTCTAGGTACTCTCTCAAAGTCACTACGTTTACCCATACAACTCCTTTAACCTCTTAAGTGATACAAACTCTGGCTCATACATACCATTTTCTATCTCACGTTTGATTACTACACCTTTCCACCAATCAAGATTAGACTGACCTGCCCAACCTTCTTCAGCACCCTTAAAGCAACCTGCTACAAGTCCTATAGCTTTAGCTCCATCCTTAAACTTTAGATCACGCTTATGACTGTGACCACAAGTAGAGCTTACATATCTGTGACCTAAGAGAGTATTAGCGTGGTGTAATCCAGACACAGCAGAACCGAAGTTACCTGCTTGAAAGAAGTGAGCATACGACACACCATCATACTCAGCTATAGATGGTCCTGAGTTTCTGTATTCGTGGTAGTCGTCGAACCAGTAGTCTGTTTGAAGATGCCCAAAGGATATCCCGTACTTGTCTCCCTGTAGTCTGGGATCACTTTTGAGTGCTTTCTTAATTCTGTTTTCGTGGTTGCCTTCGAAGCCAATCCATCTGGGTCTTTTGTACTTACGTTGGCTGGGCTTTTGTCTAAGCCTATCCATAGATTCATTGTAATGCTCGATATCTTGTTCATAGCTCTGACTGACAATAGCTTCAGGACTGCGAGTATCAAAACTATTGAGAGAACGCATATCAGCACCATCACCAAGGTCGATGATATAATTGGGGTTAACGTCATATATTAATTCTCCTAGCCAATCAAATCTTTCATTACTTGTAGTCGGGTCACTATGAGCGCAACTAAATACAACTGCTGTCTTAGACATATTCATTTCCTTCGTAGGGTATGTTTATAACGATAGGATCTATCGTCGATAAGAAGTAGGACTGAAACTTATAAGCGGCATCAAAGCTAACAAAAGGTATGTCGTCTTCAAACATCTCTTTAGCTTCTACATCTTCTACACTGCATGTTAACCACCAGTTACCATCCTCACATTCAAATGGTCCATTGATTACTCTGTGTACATTGTAAGTTACTTGATCCATTCGTCGGGTATCCTTTTATCTGCATATAGAAAGTTATTTTTCTCGCACCACATAGCATATGTAGTCTTAGATCCTTTGCGAATCTTGTTTCTACTATTACTGAAGACAAACCTTATGTCAAGATCTGGGTTCTGCTCTCTAACCTTAAGATGCTTCTTTCTATCGTCTAGAACAAAGCGTCCTTTACTTTCAATTATGATACCATTAGGTAGTATGAAGTCAGGGGTGTAGGTCTTACTCTCGATTAACTGCCACTTTATCTTGACAGTCTCGTAACCAAAATCTACACCCCTCTTCTTGAGGTCTTCTGATATGACATCCTCAAGCCCAGAACGATAACCATTCTTTATAGCTTGTTGTCGGATCTTACTTTTGGTGGTTGCCATATCTCTTCCTCTTCCCTTCTAAGCCATAACAGCCTAGCGTTTTCTATTACTCTATCCTCATTTCCATCGTAGGCTTTAACGACACAATCCCAGAGATCTTCTTCTGTTTCTGCATCTTCTAGTATTTTCTTAGCCTTAACTGGACCAACACGAAACAGACCTACTATATTGTCTGCTCTATCTCCTGTTAGTATCTGAGTATAGAAGAACTTAATTCCCCCGAAGGGGGCTACTTCTAAATAGTCACCTCTAACGATATTGAAATGCCAACAGGGTATTTGTAACATGTCTTTATCTATAGAGGCTACACAAGCCTTATAGTTTAGTTTGGCGGCTTCCATTGCGATAAGATCATCAGCTTCTTCTCCTTGGCTTACAGTAGCTTTATACTTGCTCTCCATGTAATCTCTGGCGTGTTGCAAGTGTCTAGGTTTCTCAACGTGCTTTCTATTTCCCTTGTAGGGGTGGGACTTAGCTATATCATATCTGAAGTTACCACTTCCAGTTAAGTAAACTTCATAGTCTATACCTAACTCTGGGAACAATACAGTCTTCTCTAAAATGAATTCGATAAGATCATCAACTTTCCTTTCGGTATCTGAAGACCCTTCCTGTTGAGTGGAGAAGGCCGCACGATAAGCAATTATATCCCCGTCGATTAGAACCTTCCCCATATCCATTTAAGTGTCACCCCACATCATTTCACCATCTTCACATTCAAAACCTACAGACTTAACATATGTGAAACCAAAGGCATG